GTCCCGGGAACGCTACGCGGCGGCGTCCCATATCGCCGTGGAGAGTGTCCAAGGCAAAACCTATGTGGCGGTCCTGGAGCACGTCAAATCGCTGCCAGAGCGTAGCTTACAGCGCAGAAAGGACTATCTCTCGCGGCATGCCATGGCCCGGGTAGAGGGAACCCTCTGCCGCCTGTTGGAGCTTTGAGCCATGTGGGAGATCACTGTGAAACTGCGGCCCATTCCGTCCAGTGTCGAGAATCCCGAAGGGACGCGGGAGGCGATTGCCTGTGACCTGGAGAAATACGGGACCGTGCGTTATGTAGACATCAAAGACAGCGCATTCAAACCAGAACAGATAAAACTGGAGGAGACGACATGATTCTAACCGGCAATGAAATCAAACTCCAACGGGAGGCGGGCAACATCATCATCAGCGATTGGGATGAGACCCGGCTGGGCCCAAATAGCTACAACCTGCGGCTGTCCCCCGAACTGATGGCCTACAAGGAGGCTGTCCTGGACCCGAAGCAGGACAACCGGACGGGGCGGCTGGTGATCCCGGAGGAGGGCCTGGTGCTGCACCCCGGGCGGCTCTACCTGGCCAAAACCATGGAATATACCGAGACCCACAACCTGGTCCCCATGCTGGTGGGCCGGTCCTCCATTGGCCGCTTGGGCATCTTTGTCCACGTGACCGCCGGGTTTGGAGATGTGGGCTTTTCCGGGAACTGGACCTTGGAACTGACCTGCGTGCAGCCGGTGCGGGTGTACCCCGGCATGGAGATTTGCCAGATTTATTATCAGACCACCACCGGCGAGATTTTAAGCCAGTATCACGGAAAGTACCAGGGCAGCCGGGATGTGGTGGCCAGCCGGATCTATCAGGAGTGGAGCAATGGACAGAGAGACATGGAAGATTAAAACCTGCCCGGTGTGTAAAACAAAATTTCTCTCAACCACAGGCAAGGACATCTACTGTGGCAGGAAGTGTTATATGGCGCAGAGGTTTGGAATGCCAAGGAAGAAGAAGGAGGGAACCCCATGACAAGAAAAGAAATTCTCGCCGCTGCGGAGAAGTGCGTGTGTGGAGATCGGGAGCAGGATTATGGAATTCCAGAAAATAGCTTTCGTTTGATTGCGGAATTCTGGCACACCTACCTCAGTGCGAAGTGTGTTGCCGCTGGGGTCCATGTACAGTTAGAGCCGGAGGATGTGGCGGCCATGATGGCCTTGCTCAAGATTGCCCGGGCATCTGCAAACCCGGAGCACGTAGATAGCTGGATTGATGGCGCGGGGTATATGGCATGCGGCGGGGAAATCAGTACGAAAGGGGAGGCCCAGTCATGACACGGGAAGAAGCGATTGATACCTTGAAAAACGGGCTTTGGTGGGACAGAAGACGGTTGGACGAAGCGATTGATATAGCTATTTCCGCCCTCCGCTCCGTCAGCCGGGAGCAGGTGGAGCGGATTCGGGGAGAATGGATCGAACTTGAACCGGAAATTGGGCTGCTTGAGTGTTCAAAATGTGGTCATAAGATTTTGCGAGCAAAATGTAATTTCTGTCCGGCCTGCGGTGCTCCCATGACGAACGAGGCCGTGCAGATGGTGATGGAGAGGATGGAGGCGCTATATGAAAGCACCTGAATGTGTATGTAAGACACCGGAGGAGTGTATTCGCGTTGCGCTGGCAATCGAAACATTGGCATACCACGATAAAAACTACCTGGATAGTTGTCTGGCAAAAAGCGATGCGAGAATCAGTGAAGAAGTGCAGTCACTTTTGACTGAGGCGTTGAGATTGGAGGAAATGCAAAATGATTCACTGTAATGATGCCGACGTATTTATCAAAAAAGAAGATGGAAACGTAGTGGTAGTAATAGACAGTTGTCATGCGACGTTTAACAATAAGCAGTTGGACGAGTTTATCAAGGCTCTAAAGTACGTTAAAGTTTACGGAGGGAGGCTATGATAGATGGATAAAATCGTGGTTTGTGCTCTTTTTGGAGCGATATTGCTCCTGATTTTATGCACCTGTTGCTATTTAGCGGGGTACAAAAAGGGCACACAAGATATAGCAAAATTTCATAACAGCGTTTGGAAAACGGCGGAGAGGGAGGCGCTGAAAGATGACTGATGCCGAAAAGGCGTACCAGTATTTTGTGATTGCTGTACCTGAAAACGAGGAGCAGGCCAAGGCATACTTCTGGGCCAGAAAGGCACTTCAGTCCACCCTCACCCCGCCGAATGAGTGGGTGCGAGTGAAAGATGCCATGCCGCCAGAGCATGAGCCTGTTCTGTGCATCGTGAGCGGGAGCCCAAAACCGAACATCATTCTGGACGAAACGTACCAGCTTGGCTCGTGGAACAAGGGCGACGGTTGGATAATCGACGAATACCTTGAATGGACAGATGCGGATGTGCTGTGGTGGCGGATGCTTCCCGTGCCGCCTTATCACCGCCCGCCGGAGGGAGAGGAGGACACCTGATGGACTACGAAAAGCTGATTGAGCGGCTTAAAAAACCGTGCTGGGGAGAATCTGCGCACTTGTTGGACAAAGAGAGGATGGAAGCCGCCACCGCCCTCTCAACTCTCCAATCCGAAAATAAGAAGCTGCGGGCCGAGATGTCTCAAGCTCGTGAATCTTTAGATTTTGCTCGCACAAAAGACGCTGAACTTATACGGCTTGGAATGGAGTTGGCTCATCTAAAGAAGCATATGGAAAGATTAACTCATAGGCTTGGCAATGGAGAAATTACATGTAATATGGCAAGAGATGATTGCAGGAAAATGGGTGGGGATTGTCAGATAGATAGTAAAATCCTTGACCGCCTTGCTGCCTACGAGAACACGGGGATGGAGCCGGAGGAAGTCGCAAAAATGGCAAAAGAATGGACAAGGTACGAAACTGCCATGTCTTATTTAGATGAATTCAGCAGTTTTAACCGACTCCGTGAGCTGGCCCAGGCGGACAGGGAGGGGCTGTGTGGCATCCCTCCCGTGAAACTGCACCAAAAGATTTTCCGAGTTTTTAACGGAAAAGTCTATGAGGAAATAGTGTGCAGCGCAACATGGGAGCCATTTACACCAAGACCGAGGTGGAAAGTATGGGTAATGGGTAGTGGCTTTCCCTACTACTGGAATGAAGTGATTGGAAAAACCGTTTTCCTAACCCGCGAAGAGGCCGAGGCCGCACTACGGAGGGAACAGGAATGAAGGAGTACATTGAGAGGGCACAGCTCTTAAAAAATCTTGGGTATGATGAAACAAGACGAGCTGATGTCCTTCCTGGGTCAACGTTTGATATTGTTCTGAAAGAGCCCGCCGCCGACGTTGCGGAGGTGGTGCGCTGTAAAGATTGCCAATATTACCAGGACGCAAAAATCAACAAGAAGGGATTTCTGATTTGCCCAGCGTCCGGAATGGAAATTACCGAAACGGACTATTGCTCTTATGGCGCTCTCATGGACAAGCTGAGAATTTGCGAGGTGCTGGGGGTTGAGCCAGAAGAGAGTTTTTACTACAAGTGTGAAAAAAGTCAGGAGAATAAATATTTATGGAAAATAACTAAAGAAGGGGAAAGAATGTTTAAAGAGGATACAGACATTTGGAGACTGAGTTCCAACGAAAAAACGTTGATGGACTTTATCAACCACCCCGATCGCATCATCCGCAAGCCCCGCTGGACGGAAGAAGAGATAGTGATAGCAGAGCTTATTTTGAGTTTATATGAGAGAAAAGACATTGTTTTTGGACGTTATGAGAATGGACAACTATGGTGGAAAGTAGGAAACAGAGCGAAAAATGATTTCCCAAATAAATTTTTCCCATCTATTCGTCCGAGCAATGAGTTTGATTTAATTGAGATCATAGGAGGCGCAGAATGAGAGAGATCCTTTTCAAAGCCAAGCAGCTAAGTGATGGCGAGTGGGTGGAAGGCAGCTATGTTTATGCGAATAACCGATTGAATGTTGGTAAATCATACATTCTTCCTGGAATGTCAGACTTTTCTTACGGAGATAATGGGAATCGTATTCGAATTGGATGTTTTGTCGAGGTTGCCCCCTCCACGGTCTGCGAGTACACCGGAATGACCGATAAGAACGGAACGAAGATTTTTGAGGGGGATATCATCCATTGGACGAACTGGAACGGCGAACAAAAAGAAGCCCCTGTATGCTATGATCAAGAGTGGAATAGATTTTGTGTTTGGTTGAATGGCGCTGAAAGCATGGGCGTAAATATACATCTGTCAACGAGCGGAATTGAGGTCATCGGCTCCATCCACGACGGGGAGGGTGATTATGTTCAGCGAGGATAATAAGCACTGCCGAGAATGTTTCTGTGTAACATGTTTATATTTTCATACAGATGAATGCTTGGACGGAGAAGATATGTGTGATAAGTGTGACAACCAGTCCCACACAGAAAACTGCCCATGGTTTGATGACAGCGAGAGTATGCAGAATGATAAAGGAGATAAATGACAATCTTAGCGATTGACCCAGGGGACAAGCAGAGCGCCTATTGCTTCATAGACAGCGAGGATCTACGTCCGCTGCGGTTTGGCAAAGAACAAAATGTCACGGTCCTTTTGGTTCTCCAGTTGGAGGCATATGATCTTGTAGTCATTGAACGCTTGGCAAGCTATGGCATGCCGGTTGGACGCAATGTTTTTGAAACCTGCGAATGGGTGGGAAGATTCACGCAAGCAGCACAGAAGCCAGTGGACTACATATACCGCCAGGATGAAAAGCTCCATCTCTGCCATGACAGCAGGGCCAAGGATGCCAATATCCGCCGCGCGCTGATTGACCGATTTGCAACCCATGATCTAAAAAACGGGAAGGGAACCAAAAAGAACCCAGATTGGTTCTATGGGTTTTCTTCCGATGTATGGGCGGCGTATGCAGTTGGAATTACGTACACAGAAACAAAACTGAATTGTAAACAAAGTGTTAAGATCGTCTAACAATTTGACCGAAATGGAGGGCTGCGATATAATTTAGGCAGGAAATGGTTTTATACATACGCAGGCAAAGAAAATTTATTTTCTTTGCTGCTATGTATAAAACAGAAGATTTTCTTCCTCCTTCGCCCGGCTCCGAGGCGGTCTCAATATCGGGCGTACCTCCTTTTTCTTTGGGAGCGCGAGCCTTGTTCTCGCCTCCCTACCACCCGGCCAGAGCGGATTTTGGTGCAACTCCAAAACGGGTGACCATTCCCAGCTGGGGAAATTTGATGGAAGGAGATTGTGCTTCTATCGAATCGGCAAATTGCTTTGCGGCCGCAAAGTGAACCGAAGCACGTACCATTCGCCATTTCACTGAAACCTGCGGTTGGAGACGCAGACCATTTCAGGGAAGGTACGTGCGGAAGTGTAAACAGGCCCGCGGAAAGCCTGACACAACCCGCAACATACCCCGCAAGGGGTATATCTGCCGCCCCGCGGTTGCAGGAGACGGGGGCGGCACAGAAAATTTGGACTGTAGAAGTAAATAGAGTGTCCTGATTTGTCGGGAAAAATGTGCCAACGGCATTGGGATGCAGCGATACTGCGAAGGCGCTGAAAAAGCATGAGGATGAAAAAATATGAGACTGGCCAAGCCCGGCGAAATGCCGGCTTTGCAAAAGAGCCTGGAGGATTAATCCTCCGGCTCCTTTGAGGCTTCTTCAATATACTTCAAGATAAATCGCTTAATCTCAGTGGTTGGCGTGGTTCCATTGGCTTTACATGCTGTTCTAAATGCTTCCAAAATATCCGGTTTGAGATCCAATGGAAAACGGACGTAGTTTTTGCGATTATACTTCTGCTGCGCCTTGTATTTACTTTCTGACATGGCGTATCACCTCCCATACATCCAGGAAAAAGACAATACCAGTTAGTGCAGCGGAGACATAAAATAGCCAACTTGTTTCGTTTCCAACTGCATAAACACAATTTGCAAAAAACAGAAGATAAATCACGGAATTTGACAACTTTATCTTGCTCATAAACAATGCGATGGGGTATAATAGTAGGGGTTGGGGAGGTTTTCCCTCCCCAGTCCCTTAGCCCTTGAGTATTGTGTAGACTACTAAGACAATGTTAGCGATGCCGGCAAGTATCTCAACAACTGTCTTGAAAATGTCTATCTTACTTTGGGGCTTTTTCTTTTTGGGTTTCCCCATCTGTTTCCCTCCTTTCTATGACTTAATTATAATACACGTACGTGTATATGTCAAGGGTTTATGAGAAAAAAGAGGAGAATCCCGCTTATTTTTTTCTTCTATGGAGAACTGCAATTGCAGGAGACAGGAGCAGGCAAAAAACACCGCCCTATGCGGGGCGGTGTTCTGAAGATTTAGTTTCGCTGCTGATAGATTGTCGTGAGGGCATCGGTGAGAACCTGCGAAAAGTTGATATGATGCTTTTCTGCAAATGTGTTGAGCCAAGCGGGGATCGTCAGATTTTTTCGTACCGATTTGCTCCCGTACTTTTCCGCATAGGCATCCATATCCAGAGTAAGCAGACTGACGAATCCACCGGCGTCCGGTGTGACGGTGCCCATGACGCTGGCAGGGGGAACCGGGTTCCCTTCTTCCAGTTCATCCAGCACCCAACCGCTGGCAGCGTCTTCCGCCATGAGAATGGCATCGGCCAATGTGGGGCCACCGGATACACAGCCCGGAAGATCGGGGACCTCTACCGTGTAGTTTCCTGTCTCCGGGTCTTGGTAGAAGCAAGCGGGATAGACCAATTTCATCATAAGAATAAGAACTCCTTTCCGGCGGGGCTTATTTCAGCCCCGCCTGCTTGAGGATTTTTTTCAGTAAGGTTGCGTCAATGGTGTCGCCGGCATGCTGGGGGATGGTAACCTTTCCAGGTTTTGTGGGGTGGACAAAGTGCTTGTGGCTTCCCTTTGTGGTTTTGTAGACCCAGCCATCCGCAGCGATCATTTTTTCAACGTCTCGCGGTCTCATGTCCTGTCCTCCTTACAAATATATTATACGCATTATGCGCATAAAAGTCAAGTGTTTTTTTGATGAAACTGGAGGAAAAATATTGTGTTTTCTTACAGCACGCACAAGTGGAAACGTTTGGCCGCAGGAATCCTGCGCCGGGATGGATACCGGTGTCAGGTGTCCAAGCGATATGGAAAGCAGGTCCCGGCAGAGGTGGTTCATCACATTTATCCAGTGGATGAGTACCCGGAATACGCATATTGCCCGTGGAATCTGATTGCATTGAGCAGAGCCGAGCACAACACGCTGCATGACAGAACAACCGGGGCGCTGACAGAGAAAGGGATGGCGCTCATGCGGAGAACCCGGATTCCCGGGGAACGGCGGGGAATTATTTGATCCCCCCCACCTCTCTCCGCGCTCTGTCATGGGACCGTCGGTGCCCTTGTGCGGCTTTTCCCATTCTGCGTGAAATTCCATCTTTAAGGGGTATAAAATGACCAAAACAAAGTGGAAAAATCGAATTATCAAACAATTAACGGCAATGGGGACCGATATTGACACCTATGAGGCGGTGATTGAGGCCCTGGCCGCCATCCTGGCGCAGCGGGACTGTACCAGGGAGGAGTTTGAACTGGACGGGGCCCGTTCGGTGATTGCGCATACCAACCAGGGCGGGTCCACCAACACGGTCAAGAACCCCTTGCTTGTGCTGTGGGATGATCTGAACAAGTCCGCCCTCGCGTACTGGCGGGAACTTGGCATGACCCCCAGCAGCTACCGGAAAATGACCGGAGACGTCATGCAAAAGGAGAAGCGGCCCAGTTTGGCCGCTGTGCTTGCCAGCATTGAATAGGACCAAGGCGAAAAACTGGCCGGAGGTCCTGGAGTACGCGCAGTCCATCCGGGATGGCCGAAAGATCGCCTGTGACGAACTGAAACAGGCGGTGGAACGGTTCTTCCACGACTTGGACAACCCGGACTACTGGATGGACCACAAGGCCCCGGAATTCTGCATTGGGGTCATCGAAAAGACCCTGTGCCACCAGCAGGGGGAACGCCTGGATGGAACGCCGCTGCGGGGGAAGCCTTTCCTCTTGGAGCCCTTCCACAAATTCATCATTTATAATCTGGTGGGATTTAAGCTCGCCGGGACCGAGCTGGTCAGATTCCATGAAGCCCTGATATACATCCCCCGGAAGAATATTAAAACTTCCTTCGCGGCTTCCCTGGCCTGGGCCCTGTCTCTGCTATATCGCCGCTCGGGCTCCAAAATGTACATTGCTTCGGCGGCCCTCATGCAGTCCATGGAATCCTATAACTTCCTGGCATACAACGTGCGCAGGATGGGGGAGGATGCCAAGGACGGTGGGTCGGTGCGG